GTGTCGCCATCAACAACTCTTAGAATTTTACATTTATATTCATACATTTTTAGACCTTTCTTTAGATTCTAACATCTTTTTTATTTCTTCTTTTTGTTTTTTTATGATCTCTGCTTGATCTTCAATCTCTGAAAATAATTTGTCATTGTCGCTTATGGTCTCTTGTTTTGGGAATTTTAATATATTATTCATCATAATTTTCCTTTCACATGCATTGAGTGTATTTTTACGCCTATAAACTCGTTGTAATACTCATCACTAAAAAGGACTTCCCTATCAAATTGTTCTTTTGCCTCAAAGTAACTCATAATACCCTTTGATTTGCACAACCGAATAACATTTCTTTTAAACCTAGATGTGCCTTCATTTTCTACAAGCATTTTTACTGTTTCATTTGACCCATAATAATTCATCCAATCACTCTGAGTTCGCTTAATTCTTTTTCGCTTTTTACCTTTTAATGGAGGTAACCTTCTCACTGACCAAAATAATTTTTTGCCAATATATTTTTTATCATTACTCAAATCTGTAATTTCATAGACAAATCCAACCCAAGACTCTAATTCATCTTGGGTTGGTTCAAATATTGCGTTTTCAAAAAACCACACTATCCCTCTTCTTCTTCTTCATCTTCTGTATATAGTTCTATAGGACTGCCACACATAGGACACGCCTCTGGCTCTGCATTGTTATCACCATTTAAAACTTCAACATGAGTTTGATATTGACATAGTGGGCAGTCAATATAAAATGTTTCTTTCTTCGCCATTTACTATCCTTCGCATGATGCACAAGTCATAATATCACGTACTAATTCTTGTGCTGGGTTTGCTGAACGCTGGTAATAAAATGTTTTAACTCCCAGTTTCCAACCCTCTATTATTAATGAGTTTACATCCTTTGCCGAAACATCTGGATGTATGAGTATATTTAGCGATTGAGATTGATCAATATATTTCTGTCTTGCACCTGCTTGTTGCACAACTGATAAAGGCGTAATTTCACTAAAAGTCTTAAATACATCTTTTTCTTTTTGCGTTAGAAAATCTAAGTGCTGAACAGACCCACCACGAACAAGAATTGATTTCCAAGTTATTTCATTATTCTCACCATGATCATGTAAACATTCTTTTAGATGTGGATTTCTATAAGTAAATTTGCCCTTTGCTAAGTCTTTAGTAAAGTAATTTGATGCTAGAGGCTCAATGGCTGGTGATACTTGACCTAGAATAAATGATGATGATGTTGTTGGTGCAATAGCAGTTCTCGTAAGATTTCTTTCTCCTGTACCCAACATACCTTTCGGCTCACCATACTCAATGGCAAGTTCTTTTGTTGCTTCAAGTGATTTATCATCAATAAATTTACTAATTTTCATACTTAACATTTGCGCCTCAAATGATTCAAATGGAATCATCTTAGATTGTAAGTATGTGTGCCATCCAAGTTGCCCAAGACCCAAGGCTCTCCAATGAGTTGCAAAATTATAAGCAGAATGCATAAACTGAATATCTTTAGTCTTTTCGCAATACTCTTCCATTACAGCATCAAGAAACCAAATCATAGTTTCTACAGCATCAGTTTCACACCATTCATCAAATGTCGCACAATTCATTGATGCTAGGTTACAAACAAAAGACCACTCATCACTAGACGGTAAACAAATTTCACTACATAGGTTTGATGCCCATACAGGAATATCTTGATCTTTAAGAACTTGTGGTTTATTATTATTTACAGTGTCACTGAAAAAGAGATAAGGATAACCGCTTTCTCTGCGCTTACGCAAAATTCTTGCCCACACAGTTCTTTTATCGTTGTCACCAGAAATCATAGATTCCATCCATTCGTCACTAATACAAACACCTAGCGACAAATGCATAATTGAAGAACCCTCTTCCCTACATTCAAGAAATTCCATAATATCAGGTGAGTCAATGGGCATATATGCCGCAAACGAACCCCTTCTAACTGATCCTTGAGCAACAACATCAACTTGAGTTTCTGTCAAGTTCATGAAATGAACTGGTCCATCGGCAGTACCACCCGACTTAATGGGTTCACCTCTAGAACGAATAGCACCAAAATATCCAGATGTTCCAGCACCCATTTTTGTCTGCATACCAACTTCAGCATTTTTCATTAGGATTGATGCCATATCATCTTCAATATAAACCCCATTACATGAAATGGGCAAACCTTTCTTAGTGCCGAAATTTGACCATACTGGTGATGAAAGGGAATAAAACCCCTTACTCATATAGTCATAGAACTTGTCAGCGAAACCTTCTTTATCAAGAATAGTTTCTGCTGTCTGTGCAATATTCCGCACTCTCTCCTCAACGGTCATATTACCGTCAATATATCCACGGCTTAGAAAAGTTCGTGAATCTTCATTTGCCCATTCAAATCCCATTATATACTCCTAAAATAAATCATCTGCTGTGATGCCTTGGCCTTTTGCATATTCAACAGGTCTTTTCTGGAAAAAATCTGTCATATTAGCACCCAACAATTCTTCTTCAAACCAAAAAGTTTCGTCTACTAAATCTTGATCATATTTAATATCACTACCATCAAAGCCGATTTGTTCAACTGAATCTGCCATGCGATAGGCGATAAAGGATTTTAGAATATTCGCATCCAAACCTTTAATTGCATAATCACCCATAATCCAATCAATCACTTTACTCTCTGCTTTTAGTGAATCTACACATTCTTGCTTAATTCTTTGATGTAGTTCTTCATCAAAATATTCTGGATACTCATTTCTAAGTGTTTGAATTAATTTAATGCCTACTTGAGCATGAAGCATTTCTTCATTTCTTGTGTACTGCACTTGCTGGGCGCAATCTTTCATCACTGCTTTGTTTCTATTCATATGCATAATTATATAGAACTGTGAAAATAGACTTACGTTTTCAACAAATAATGTGAACAAGATAATTGAATAAATGTACTGTTTCTGATCATCCTCATATACCTTATTATTATACTTGCGTAAATAATTAACACGATTCTTAATAACTTCCTCATTCATATTTTCTTCAAACACATGAGTCATATGAAGAACATCAAGAATTTTTTCATACGCCATGTTGTGAATAACTTCAGAGTTTGCCATCGCATAACCCAAATCCTTAATGGAAGGATGTGGTAAATTTTTTCCAACATCTGCCCAAAAAGATTTTACTGCGATTTCTATCTGACCAATTGCAGACATGGTTCTTACAACGATCTGTTGCTCTGCTTCTGTAAGATCAGTTTTGAATTGTGAATAATCTGATCTAAAGTTAAATTCTTCTGGTGTCCAAAAACCTTTCCAAATCGCTTCTATGAACTGTTTTGTCCAAGGGTATAAGTCTGGCTTTCGGGCAATTTGTTCTTCAAATAGCATCCGTATCTCTCCGCTTCTTTTATGTTTTGTTTGTGATCCGTACCATTATATAGTAGTTTGGGTTACTTGTAAACACCAAATATGGTGGTTTAGTGGTCAATTTTTACACTATTAAGATGCGACATATAGACTTTTTACTGTATTGACAGAATCATACTATCGTTGTATAATAAGAAGAATCTTTTATTGGAGGGTAATAGTATCCATTGTATCTTCTGCCTCAGTATAATATCTTTTATATGCTGCAATGATGGATTGTTGTTGAGAAATATATGTTCTTATATCTGATAGATTTAAAGATACATTCTCATAACCTCTATCTGTTAAACCAAATAATACAAGTGGCCTTCCCTTATCACTAACATCAGAAAATACTTTCTCATAATTTTCTGGAGTGATTAAAATCCACTCAACTTTTCTTTGAACTAATTCATCTGCTTCTGGTAATACTAATAACGGTTTTTCAATTGGTTTAGTCTTTATTTCTATTGGTTCTGGAATATCATTCCGACCCAGACAACCCGTCAGTAATGTTAAGATCATCATAAATCCAAGGGCATTCACTATTGAACGCTTTGCCATTTTCTGCATTCCTTTCTTTCAAAGTTAGTTCTGCACCTGATATAATCTCAAAACATCTCAATGCTTTTTCACTAGCGTTGTTCACAACTCTTTCAACTAAATCAGGTTTTGCCTCTCCAAGCATTCCTATATCATGTTGTTGAATTTTTTTCAATAAAACTTTATTTCTGGTGCGTGTTCTTCTTAACTCTTTATTTACAGTATCTAGGTCTGTATTAACTCTTTTTATATTAGTTTCCATATTGGAAATAGTTGCGGTCTGTGTTTCAACCGCAACTTCTAATTTCGTATTATTTTCTTTGAGAATTTCTATTTTTGCTTGCATGTTATTCCATGTAGCATAACCAGCAAGGCCAACTGAACCTATTAACCCAATAACAAAAAGCATTATATAAAATTTAAGCATTATCTTCTCTTAGATACTTCATCTGAAAATGCTCTAAACCTTTTAAGAAGTACAGTTTTACCTTCTTTTTGTTTTTTCTTATAACGCCTATCTGTAACATCTATAGGTTTACCTAGAGGAAAATTCATATGGCTGGCAACATTCGCAGTATTGTTTGCTGCAATTTCCTCTGTAATTTTATTCTTTGTCATCCACTTCTCCTTGGTTGCGCTGGCGCACCTTTTTCAGCAGCGGCCATCTTTAACCAGTTTTTACCAATAGTATTAGAAACAGGCTTTTTAGCCCACTTTGCTAAATCTTTAAATCCTCTTTGAGCATCACGTTTCCAATCTTTTCCTTCAGAATTATCAACAATAATGAAATTGTTTTTAAAGACACTTTGATATTTACCTAAGTTATCTTGAACCTTTTGCCACATCTTTGTTACATTTTCCACACCAATAGTTCTATCTCTATCTTTATCTCTTTGTATTGCAGTCTCAAGATTTGTATTTACAAAAACCATTGCTGTATCATAGCCTAATGTATCAAACTGTTTTTTTGGACCGATAATTCTATCATAATCTTGACCAGTACCATCAATAATAACACCTAACCTACCTCTAATATATATTTCTTTCTGTTTATTTGTAAGTTCTAATGCTCTTAGTCTAAGTTCTTGACCTTTATCGGACCAAATATCTTCTGGTGAAGTGGACATACCTGCTTTTTTTAGTAAGTTTTCATATGCAGAATCAATATTTGACACTCTCAATCCCATTGCCAATAGTCCTAAATGACCTTTACTATTTGACGTTGCAATAAATGATTTTCCTGAACCTGGCCCACCAGCAAGAAAAACTGCTTTGAAAATTCCCGGATCATTAAGTCCCTCTGATAGATAATTTTTAAAACTTCTCATTACATTAATTCCTCTGCTGAAACGTATATTTTTTGGTTTGTTTTTAAATGAGTTGCTTCATATATATGAAGTCCGAATATATCACCCACAGGATTACAATCATGTGATACTCTTATTTGATCTTTTGCTCTCACAACTTCTTCTATAGTGCTATTAACAACTTTATCATATTTTATTCTATAAACACCACTTGCAAGAATATTATTCTCTAACATAAACCATGTGTTTTCTTCTGCTAGGAACATATCAGTCGTGTGACCACACTTCTCTACTATTTGTTTTATTGACTTATCACTTAGTTCTAATTTTTCTTTTATTAAATAAAGTGCAGCCGCATAGGATGCAATTGTAGTCTTACCACCAGGAAACTTCCCAAGTAATTTTTTTATATTAAAAACCATACGATGAAAATGTGTGTACGCACCTTTTTCTTGACTTGTGGTAACTTCTTTTTCCTTGAGTCTTTTTCCACTTTTGTCTATAATTCCAAACTTATAAGCATTTGTTCTCTCAAAAGGTGTAACCAAAAGAGTTAAAAATCTAAATGTATATAATAGGTCACCTGCTCTTGCAATCATTCCCATAGTTTATATCTTCCTTAATTCTTCTACTACTCTTGCGTCCATATCAATTCCTATAAAATCATCATATTCTATATATTTTAAAAAGATGAGAAAAGGTTTGATTATTGACCAATGTTCATCTTTTAGTTTTAATTTCAATATTTTTATTGATGCTTCCACACCAAAGACATTGAATATCACGACTATATGATTCAAGATTAGGCGAACAGATAATTTTTTATCTTCATTTCCAGTATATCTGTTCACCAATCTCTTTACATATTTTACCCTATTTAAATCTTCATAAAATTCTTCAACATCAATACACTTTGGGTTGTAATAATGCCTCGCCGCAAAAATAATAAGGTTATCTTCATTTACTTCATCAAATATTTTCATTATGTTTTATGCAATCTTATTTTTAAAAACTTCTTACCTGACCAGATCGATCTGGTTTGCCATCTTTCATCCATTTTGCGAGTGATTTTGATGTAGACTTACTATTTTTATTTCGGTCATATGCCCTCATCGCTGCATCAGCGTGTCTTATCGCAGAATCAACATTACTAGCATCATAAAATGCCTTGTCGTATGCTTTCGCCACACCTGCCAATTTATTTCTAAAATCATCAATTGCTTTAAGAGAAGGATTAAGGTGACCTTTTATTATCGCCTCTGCCTCGTCTTTCTCAAAGTCCGTCTTGGCATAACCCAACATTTTTTTTCTATCTTTTAAATCATCTTCTAATTTTTTCATTGTACGACTAACCGAGACATACCATTCATCCCTAGTGGCTTTTCGCGAGGATATTGCAACAGCAAAACCACCAAACGCTTCATTTACATTCTCAAGATCATCAAGTTCAACAGACTCTTTATCTTTTGATTGCGCCTTAACTTTAGCCAATGCTCTTTGCATTGGTGTCATTCCCTCATTCATGTCATTTTCCCCGTTCTGATGGTGGTTTATTCATTTACTTCATCAAATATTTTCATTATGTTTTATGCGATCTTATTTAGACCGATCATCTTTATCAATACCAATAATTTTATCTGCTTTATCCATGTTGTAGAAAGTAAATCTTTCTTTCTTCGCTGAAATTAATTTTAGCGCGGCCTCAAGATTATCAACTTTAATTACCTCATAGCCTTTGCCATCAATTTTGGTAATTACTCCCTTATGCTTTTTGCCGCTCTTGGTATCTAAATACTCAAGTTCAGTTCCGACTTTAGAAATCGATTTATTAGTCTCTGTACCCATACCATCTAAAGCAAGCATTTTAAAATAATTAGAGGTATCATTTAATTTTTTCCAATTATTCTCTCCAAGATCAACAGACTCTTTTTTCACATCGTCTTTGTCCCAAGGTGCTTTCTTCACAGACACTTTATCTTTTGGTTGCGCCTTGACTTTAGCCAATGCTCTTTGCATTGGTGTCATTGCCTCATACATGTCATTTTCATCTTTATCAAGTTCAGCAGACTCACCAATAGTGCTATCATTATTTCTTGTTGCAGATTTTGACTTAACACTATTTTTTATAGCATCCATAGTTTTATTGGCAACTTTCGGACCATCAACAAATTCTGGAGTATCAATATTATGCATATCCATAAATTCTTTTTCAGTCATTTCTGTATCAAGAACATCATCCGCTCTGCGATTAGAAACTTGCTTATCCCAAGTATCAATATTCTGTTCAGCGTCACCTACTCTTTTTTCATCAAGAATACGCTTCATAAGAAGGCTGGGTTCAACAGATTCCCTTGCACCCTTATAACTATCAGCATGTTTTTGTAGTGCCGCATGGAACATTCTACCTGTAGAACCTGTTGATGTCCTACTTTTCTTATATTTTAATTCTTTAGCCTTATCGTGCATTGCGCTTGCCACTGATGAAGGCAATCCATGAAAGTCTTTATTGTGTGCATTGTGTTTTTTTAAGAATTCCTTTGCATCATAAGGAGACATATGTTTTTTTAAACTCTCGTCAAGTTCAAACTCATCAAGTTCAACAGATTCTTTCGCAAATTTTACGCCAGGATACTTACCCTTCCGAATGTCTTTGTATACTTTGACTGCCTTTTTACGATCAGCATTTTCCTTGTCGTGATCCATAACCTTTTTTGCTTCAGACATTTTATCAAGTATTTCTAATCCCAACTCTTTGAGATTTTCTTCATCAACAGATTCCATTGCAGTTTTCTTAACCAAAGCGTGAAACTGACCATCTCCTTTAATCTTATTAACAGCCTTTGACATAATCTTCTTATGCTCAGGACCATTAAGCATTTGCTTGTATAACTTATCAAACTTTTTCTTTTGAGCAGAAGTCATTCCACTTTCATCAGGTTCAAGAGATTCTTTTGTTTGTTCAGCAGTTTTTTTCTTATCATTATCTTTTTTAAGAACTGAACCTTTTTCGTCACGATCATCATCATTATCTTTTTCAGAATCAGCGTCTGAAGAAGTTACCTTTGGTTTATCTTGATCTACGTCACCATCTTTGTCAATCTCTTTACTTACGGTTTTGCGACGATTGTGAAGATATTCATCAGATTCATCCTCATCACCATCATTGTCAATGTCTTTATCTTTACGATCTTTGAACTTCTTTTTAACAGCATCTTTATTTACTGCATCAAGTCCTTCAGTTTTTTTCTTCTCTTCCAGTGCTAACATCTCTAAGTATGCGCTGGCAATATTTTGGTTTACTTCATTATTCGGGTCCATTGGTGTTTTCTCCTTACATCCAAATCTGCGCTGCTATTGCACTGGCGGCGGCAACAATTGCCGCCCAAAATAGTTTGTTTATTATTTGTACAGTGTGGTGATTTTCATCCACTTTTTTTTCTATACAATCTAATTTCTCTGAGAACTTATTCATTCTCGCCCATGAATCATCACGGTATTTTGCATATGCATCCATCTTTTCTTCAAATCTTGCTATGGTAACAAGAGCATCAGTCAAAGTATCAATCTTTACTTCTATCCTATCTAGTCTCTTATCTGTTGTTGTATCTATTGCCATAGTAGACATTCCTATTATTATTGTTGTTATTTATATATTTTTTAATTGTCCACTTTGGCACTTCCACGCCATTGATAACATGACCAGTATTTGGCTTTCCATTTCGGCCCAGGGTCTTTATCACACCCATGCCTTGCCCTAAATGCCGCTCTGCGTTTAGGATCATCTCGTTTAATTTCCATATTCGGGTCACCAAAAGTAACCTTAACAACATTACCTTTGTCGTTTTTTACATACACTCCAAACTTCTTTTTAGAACCAGTTGGTAGTCTGAAAGGATCATTTAATTTTTTATTGCTTTTTTCTTCGCAAAAGTAACTAAAACTAATCATCACTTTTTCATCATTTTATGAGCAATATTTACTAATTTTTCTAATGGAAGTTTGTCCATTTTTGCTTTATTAGCATCATTAACTTTACTATAAATTTGTGTGATCATAGAAGCAGTAAAAGTATCAACAATCATACCCTTTATTTTTGCATGTTGTTTGTCTTTTACAATAGTTTGTAGTTGAGGTATTAGACTTGCCTCATCAAGCACAACGGCCTTATCAAGATCAACAGATTCTTTATACATATTCAATTCAAATGGTTTTGAGCCACCTCTATTGTAGACTTGTACTTGAATATTACCCTTATCACCTTTCAAACGATATGTATTTGTTTTACCATTTCCAGGTTTTCTTGGACCCATAGCAACTTTATCATCAATCTCATCTGAATCAACAGTAATATTGAATTTTTTCTTTGCATGAGCATATGCATGTCCCATCGCACCTGAGAAATCCTTATGATACAATTCATATCCTGTACCAGATTTTTCTTCAAACTGCATAGAATGTTGACCAGTACCTTGCTGCACTTTTTTTGCATCAGCATATTTCTTATATGGCTTTCCTTGATTTACAAATTTACCTTTGGTCATACGTTGCACTTGATATCCAGATTTTTCTTTTGCTCCCATTCTATTGTCAGGATGAGCATCCGACAGATCAATGACACGAATTTTACCTTCTTCGGATGCCTCATCAAGTTCAACAGATTCTTTTACAGCATTTTTCTTGCCGTGATCCATAACCTTTTTTCCCATAGGTGTAAGATTACCCTTTTTATCATACATGGTGTTAATAAGTTTCTTTTCTTCAGCACTTAATTCGTTAAGTTCAGCAGATTCTTTAATTTGGTCACCAACCTTATACTTTTTAAGATTCATACTGAAAGAACCACCTTTATTACCATCTTTTGCTTGCTTGACATTCATCTTACGCATAGCATCTTTACTGCCTACTGCTTGAACAACTCCTTTAGGGTCTTGATAATAGTATTGGTTATTACTATTTTTCATAGAGATTGCTTCTCCCATTTTATTTGATCTTTTTTGTACATCTTTAATGTAATCTTGTGAGGCAGATGTTTTTTTAACAGCCTTCTTATTTCTATTCATATGCGCTGCATATTTGTCAAGATCAATTTTAGGTGCTTTTTCATCAAGAGATTCTTTTACCAATCTAGTCATGTTTGCTCCCATATCACCCATTGCCATTGATACTTTACCATCTCTATCATAGAGGTAATGTTTTACTTTTGCTGCACCTTCGCCTTGTTTAACCAAAGTAATTTTTCCAACTTTAGATTTACCAACAATAGATTTAAATGTTACTTTAAATGTTCCCTCTTGCTGTTTTGAAATTGAAGAACCGTATTTTATTTTTACTGTGTCGCCTTTTTTCAGATCATCAAATGTTGATTTGAAATCTGTAGCCTCATCAAGTTCAAACTCATCAAGTTCTTCTTCTATTTCTAAAAGTGCCTCAAGAAATTCCTCTTGAGTTACGTCATCTTCATTTCTAGTTTCGTTTTCTTTTATAAATTGAAAAATATTCTTCATCTTATTTGCCCTTTACTTTTGCTGCTAAGTCTGAGTCTGCTTTGCCCCAAGTACCACTTGACTTAGTTACAAATGAATTTACTCTTGCCATACCCCATTGTTGCGGAGTCGTTCCTGGTCTATGTCCTGTGCGCCATGCTGCCACACCTCTATTATAAACTTTTCTTAAAATACCTACTGGCATTCCAGATTTTTCTGCTTTGTTTTTGAGACCTTTAGTATTCTCATTCACATCTTCTGGTACACAATTTGGAACATTTTTACCTTTTTTCTTTTTCATTCCAACTTGCTTGTAACCATCCCAACAGTCCTCATCATACATCTGCTTGAATTTTTTTGTATGTTTAGAAGGTTCAGTTTTTGCATCGGCATCCCCAGGTGCTGGTTTGTATGCGCTATTATCGTTATCGTCTTTCTCTGCACCTTTTTTGAAATGTGCATCTCTTTTACTTTTTGTGGATTTTGACATATCA